ATGTACAGAATACTAATGAAAAGAACGTGTCATCTGGTGTATATTCGGTGATGAAGAATGATTGGATTAGAAAGCCTATGAAGAAATTTATAAGTATTGATGAACCAGATGTTCAAATGAAGGTCTCCGATATTGTAAATAAAATTGATATTTTAGTTGATGACTTCAATAAAGGAGAAGACGTTACTGGAAAAGCTAAAGTCGTTAAAGATAGAATAAAGAAAATGAGACAATCTGGATTATATAAGGAAGGGGAGTATTCACCTGAAAATTTAACATTTAAAATATTGAGAAATTCAGGCTATTTAGATAAGCTATCAAAATTGAAAAATGATAGCTTTGACAGAAAATTATCAGTTAAAGAACAAAAAATGGAAATATAAAAATGGCAAATCCTAAAATTTACTACATAACCGAATCTCAATTTAAGGCACTTATTGAGAAAAAGAAACAAGAAAAGGTTACTTTCAAAAGAATAATGGAGGAAATTACCACAGCCATGACTACATTGAATGAGGCATCAGCCGTTAACGATACGGTGGTCGCAATACTTAAAAAGTACGCCACAAAAGAGCCTATGAGCAAGTCATTAGTTGAGTCAATACTGTCCACAAAACAGGTCACTTTAGACCAGTTGAAAGATGCAGGTATACCCGAAACAACAAAAACCCTCTAATTGTTATAATTTTTTACAAAAATTGTATTTTTCAACTAGGAGATAGTATTTATAAAAAAGTTTAATAAGCTTAGTGTAATAAATTTAAAAACTAATATACAAATGAAATCATTTTCAAACCAAGAGAATTTCTATAAAAGACTCAGAGAATTGAGCAGCGTTGATGCCCCATCTAAGTCAACATCATTGGACAAGCAGACCTTGATCGAATATTCAAGAGCTAACGATGGTTCAGCACTAGGTATCGTAAAAGAAGACCAAAGCTATTACATCAAGTCTTCAAACACTAAAGGTGAAATTGCTGTTGAACACTTCACATATATTGGTGGTTTGGAAAACAAACTTAAGTACAAGTATAATAGTTTAGCAGAAGCATCAAAAATCAAAGATTTTTATGTTAGCGCATTAAACGAAAGCTTGGATAGAAAATTCAATCCAGCAAAAACAATCAACGAAGAAGAACAATTGCTTTCAAAGACAAACGCAGATAAGGGTGGAATTGCTAATGCACAAGTAGTAGCTGACAAAAAGGCTACTGGTGCTGCTCCAAAAGCTGAGAATGCTCCAAAAGCAGAAATTGCAAAAGAAAAAATTAATGGTAATGATACTGGTGCTTCTAAAGCACAAGGTGTTGCCGATAGCAATAAATCAGATGATGCAAGTGCTAAGAATAAAACTTTCCACGAACCATCAACAGTTACTGGTGCTGATAGAAAAGATATTGGAACAGCACAAGAAACTGCAGACACAGAAAAGAAAGGTCAAGCTCCAAAAGCTACAACACCTAGCCAATCTGAAATTGCAAAAGAAAAAATTAACGGTAATGATACTGGTGCTTCTAAAGCACAAAAAGTTGCAGATACTAATAAAAAGGCTGATACAGGTACAAAACTTAAAGCTGATTTAGGTGATGAGAAACATTTCAAAGATTTAGCTACTAAAGAAAAGGCAATTGTTGCTGAAACTTTTGGTAGTGAAGAAGAAAAATCTCCAGAAGAACCGGGAGCAGGACAATCTGTAGAAGCTCCTGCAGGTGCTCCAGTACAGGGTAGTGAAGAAACAGCAGACTTAGATGCAGCAGCATCAGCATTAGATGCATTGGATATTAAAGCCGATGCTGGTGACGCTGGTTCAGCAGAAGTACCATCAGCAGAAGCTCCAGCAGGTGATGCCTCTGGTGCAGAAGCGGGTTCAGAAATGCCATCACCAGAAGCTGGTTCAGCAGGTGTTGCTGATGCGGGTGCAACAGCAGGTGCTGGTGATGCAGGTAGCGATGACGCAGCAGTTAAGGATGTAGAGAAATTAGTAGGTAAGACTGGTCAAAAAATCAGAGCAACCGAATTGACTGACGAAATGGTTGGTGGTTTCTTGAAATCAATTCTTGCAGCTTTCGATGGCAAACTTGCTAATCTAGATTCCGATCTTAAGAGAGAACTTTCAAATAAAATTTTAAAAGCTGGTGAAGAAGGTGAAGAATCAAATGGTTCTCCAGTTTCTGCAAATCCAGTTGGTGTGGAAGATAATCCAGATGCTGGTGCAAGTAGTGCTAGTGCTGATAGTGAAGTTGATGAAATGGCAATGGCTATTCCAGAAGATCACGAAATTGAAGAAGCAATTAACCAACATCTTGCAGCTATGGGCTTGGAAGATGAAGGTGGAAATGGTGTAGCTACTGCAGCAGGTGCAGGTTCTACTGGTGCAGTTCCATCAAAAGGAGATAAATTAGCACTTGGTGCTGGTGCTCCTAATGCTGCTGCAATGGGCAATGCAACTAAACAAGCAAGTCCTTTCAAGTCTTATATGGCTGAAAGAGGTTACAATCCTGAAAACGTGAATGAAGTTTCTATCATGGAAATGGTATCACTTGTTAACGGATATGCTAACGAATGTGATGGTAACTATGCTGGTGCTGATATGCAAACAATTGCAGAATACATGAGTCCAGAAGTTAAAGAAGGTGTTGTTGAAAGTGGTTTCCAAAGATTTGCTGAAAGTGTTGAGACATTCTCAGTAAAACCTAAGAAATATAAGTCATTGGAACCAGTAATGGAGTACGTTGACGAAACATGGAATTTTGAGAAGAAGGATGATGACGATACAAAAGAAAATGTGAAGAAAGAAGAAAAGGCAGAAGATAAAGGTGAAAAAGAAGAAAAGGGTGAAAAGAAAGAAAAATTCGGTTTTGCTAAAGATTCTCAATCATTGAATAAAGCAGAAAAGGAATCTAAAGCAGAAGAAAAGAAAGAAGAAAAAGCTGAAAAAGAAGACGTTTCTGAAAGTGCTAAAGCTAAATTGAGAGCAATCATCAATGTTAAAATTCAAGAACAATTAGGTTTAAAAAAGCCTTCACTTAATGAAGCATCTAAATCAAAATTATCAAAGAAACTTGATGAAATGGTAAGTGCAGAGATTAAGAAAAACAGTGATTTGTTATCGAAGTACAAAAAATAATGGATAAAGACGATCTAAAACTTTGTTATGTTTTAAAGATCGGTTATGACAATAAGGGGCAGGGTCTTTACGAATTTATATTCTGTAAAGACCCTTCTTCAATTGATACCGATGCGTGTGGATGGAATGATGTTCCAGCTAATGGAAATGCTGACGCTCCACCACAAGAATCAATTGATATGGTCTTATCTCTTAAAACAAAAAAACTTGATTTAATTTGTTTGCATGAATTAAACGATAGGGCATATATTGATGGTTATTACACCATCCATTGTCTAGCCTACGAGAACGTTGAGAGTGATAACAATGATGTGCTTTACGATGAAACTCCACTTCTTGTTTTTCATTATGGCATGAAGGCATCGGAAGTTAAGGATTTGTTTCTTACCAGAGACATCATGCTTAAAGAAAGTGAAGTGAAGGAACCTGTTGTTGCAACTCCAGTACTGGATAAAGAAGATGTAGAAGAGGGTGATGACGAGATAGATAATGGAATAGATTTTTAACGTGCTATCTTCCATAGTAAAATTGTAAGTGGAGAAAAGTAAACAAACCCGTTCATGTGACGGGTTTTGCATTTTTTGAGTATTTATAGATGCTCATCCTACCATTCGGAGGAAGGAGATTCGAAACCCGAACATCAAGATATGTATCGGGTTTTGCGTTTATGAGTATTTATAAAAAACTATAATAGATGTCTAAGAAAAACATTGAAGATGAGTTAGATTTTGAGCCAGATAATAATGACCGACCCCTTACCGAAGAAGAAGTCAAAAAAATTGAGCTTAAAAAGAAAGTAAAAGAACTCAGAAAAAAATATGTTGATCAACCAATTGTCATCACAAAAGAAGGTATTGCCAAACAAGCAAACATTCTTACAATTTCAGAGCAGACAGATGAATACCTTAAGTGTGCAATCAATCCCATCTATTTCATTGAGACCTATCTCACTGTCTTTGACCAAACTAAAGGAGAAAGTGGTCAAATTGTACCATTCAAACTATTCGAATTTCAAAAGGAACTAGTACTTTCTTATCAAAAAAACAAAGAGAATATAGCTAACAAATACAGACAGGCTGGTGTGTCAACAACAACTTGTGCTTTTATTTCGTGGTACGTATTGTTTAATGAGAATAGATATGTTGCAGTTATTGCAGATAAACTTGAAACAGCACGTGATGAGTTAATGAGTGACATCAAGGACTTTATTGATGGTTGTCCTGCTTATCTAAGACAAAAGGTTGGTAATAAGGATTCTGCACATCACATGAAATATGCAAATGGTAGTCAAATGAAAGCATTTGCTGCTACCAAACTTAGAGGCCCGACCCCAACACTAATTTTTTGGGATGAAACTGCGTGGACAGAAAAGGGTGAAAAGTTTTGGGAATCTGCTGGTGCTGCTGTAAGAAACACAGGTGGTAGAGTAATCTTTGTATCTACTCCAAATGGATTAGACCCAATATTTTATAAGACTTTTGAAACAGCAAGAACAAAAGGTAAACCATTTAAAGCAATTGAATTATGGTGGTATAACGATCCAAGATACAATGTTGGATTGCAATGGGTTAAAAATGAGCTTAAAGATAGTGAGATAAGAATTACTGATGTTAATTTTTCTAAGGATCAACGTGCAAAATTAATTCTAGATGGATACTCAGCAACTAGTCCTTGGTTCGAAAATGCAAAGGCTGGTTATAACGGTGATATGAGAAGATTTTCTCAAGAAATTTTATGTTCATTTTTGGGTTCTGGAGATAACTTTATTAATGAAGAGTTCATTAAAAGAATTGAAGATAATGAATTAAGACAACCCATCAGAACCGAGTACAACGATAAGTTGATGTATATTTTTGAAGACCCAATTGAGGGTGCTCAGTATGTAATGGCTCTCGATGTTGCTAGTGGGTATGGAAATGACTATTCTACATTGAACATGTTAAAGTATCGTGATTTGATAGAACCAAAGACATATATCGAGAATGGTATTCAAAAAACTAAAGACATTAAACGTAGAGTATCTGAGCAAGTTGCTGAATACTATGGAAAGGTAACACCACAACAACTTGCTGAAATTGCATATTATTATGGAACCAGATATAATAATGCCTATTGTGTTATTGATGTTAGTGGTGGATATGGTGTTTCAACTATTGAGAGCTTGAAGAATTTTGGTTATATCAATTTACACTATGCAGAAATTCAACACAAACCAACACGTGATAGATTGAATGTCTATGTGAAAACTGTTGAGAAAAATATTGGTGGTGGACATATGGTAAAGGTCGATTTGATCCCGGGATTCATGATAGGAAATAATAGACCTATTGTTCTTCAAGAAATGGAAAGAAGCATACGTATGGAAGATGTTATTATCCGTTCAGTTAGAATGACTAATGAATTCAAGACATTTATTACTAGTGAGAATCCTACAAGATTAGCTGATCACAGAAGAACTTTTCACGATGATGATATAATGGGCCTTGCTATAGGTCTTTATGTCCTTAATTGTGATATGATGAAGAAAGGTGATAATACCGAAAAAATCAAAAGTATGCTAAACGCTATTATGGTTGTGAACGATAATTCGCACATTAAACCTAATGAGGAAAAACATGGTATGCCCGAAGATTTTAGATCACACAAAAATAACCCTTATGCGGATCATTCTTGGCTTTTTAAAGGTCTTGACAAAAACCGTAGATAAACGTGCTTTTGGGGTTTTCCTAAGTATTTATATAAAAAACTATAAAAAACTATAAAAATGGCTGACAACAACAACAAAAAAACAATCTATTCCGAATTAAATTCATTCTTGAATTTGGACGGATTTGGATTTGGTGCTCAGGCTGAAAAAGATAACGAGCAAAAGAGAAAAATCATTCTCAAAGCAGAAAATCCCGAAGATATTCAAAAAGCAGCATTGGAAATGCAGCAAAGAGAATCTATCTTCGATAAATTCTATAAAGTTCAACAGCATGGCTTTCAAAAGGCTATGCAATATGAAGCAGCACGTATGCCAGCATATGTCGATTATGAGGGTATGGAATATTACCCATTGATTGCATCTGCATTGGATTTGTTTTCGGAGGAATCAACTACCATTGGTGACAATGGAAAAATGTTGAATATCTATTCTAAGAAAGAGAGAATTAAAACTATTCTCGAAGATTTTTTCTATGGTGTTGTTAATGTAAACGTTAATTTACCGTTTTGGGCTAGAAACCTTGCGAAGTATGGAGACAATTTCGTCTATATGCTTGGTGAAAAGGGAAAGGGTATTCGTTATGTAAGACAGCTAGTAAATTTTGATGTTGAAAGAAAAGATGAGGTCAAAGATAGAAAGGCCAGAACCATTTTTAGAAATAGAACTACCGGAGATGAATTCAACCTATTCGAAATAGCACATTTTAGATTGCTTGGAGATGATAAGTATCTTCCATACGGTTCGTCAGTATTAAATAAAGTAAGAAGAGTATTCAGACAATTAGTTATGGCAGAAGACGCTATGCTAACTTATCGTATACTTAGAGCAGGAGAAAAGAGAGTTTATAAAATCGAAGTTGGTAATTTAGAAGATAAAGATATTGAAGCGTATGTGTATAAGGTGGCTACTAAATTTAAGAAGCAAACACAAACTTATAACAACACAGGTCAGATCGATTACAGGTTTAATATCTTGGGAAACGATGAAGATATTTTTGTTCCAGTACGTGATGGTAAGAGTACTGTTATTGAAACCTTACCGGGAGCTACAAACCTTGATGCTATTGCAGACATTGCATATTTGCGTGATAATTTATTTAGTGGTCTAGGTATCCCTAAACCATTTCTTGGTTTTTCAGGATCAGCAGGTGAAGGTAAAAACCTTGCACAAATGGATGTACGTTTTGCTAAAAAGATTAATAGACTTCAACAAGCATTACTTCAAGAATTAAACAAGATGGCTATCGTTCATTTGTATCTTAAAGGGTATGAGGATGATCTTCATGAATTCAGTTTATCATTAACGAATCCATCTAGTCAAGCAGATAAGTTAAAGACAGAAACTCTTACAGCTAAAATTCAATTGTATACTGAAATCACTAGAAATGAAGGTTCTGGAATCGCAGCATCTTCACACACATGGGCAAAGAGAAATATTCTTGG